CTTATACTGGACAAGACATGCCATTTTCTACAACTTGGGATAGACTCAATAAATACATTATAGAGCACATACGTGTTAAACATAATTTAACATTAATTAATAAAAAAACTTGGGGTAATATGTATCTTCCTAATGATAAGACAGATTTTAAAACAGAGGTAGATCCTGTAGATTTAAGAAACTCTCCTGATTTTATTTTGTTATATGGTGTTAACGCCGTAGATTGTAATGTTAAAATTTACTATGATGATAATAGAAGAAAAGGCAGAAGTTGGGATATGTCATTAACACATAACAAATTTATAATGTTTCCAGCAAATAATTATTATCGTATAGAAAATAATCAGAAAGAATTAATAAATTTTGTTCAATTCATAAGTTATGAATATATCTAAAAACTTCCTAAACAAAGAAGAACTTAAAATTATTGACAATGAAATTTTACAAAATACTTTTCCGTGGTATCATTTTGATAGTTATTTAGGGCGTAGAATATTTCCTATGGTAACCCACACTCTAGTTAAAAGATGTGATAATGGTGAAGAACCAGTGCCTAACTCTAAGTATTATTATCTCTTTGAAGGAATAATTAAAAGGTTTTGCAAACAACATAATGTTTCTTTTACTAGATTTACAAGAGCTGCTCTTAATTTTAGTATGTCTAATAGTAAATATTCTTTTGTTTGCCCTCACGTAGATTTTACATTTAAACATAAATTGCTTATAATATATTTAGAAGATACTTCAGGAGACACTATAATCTTTGATAAAAAATATACCAAAGGTAAAGTAGTCATAGACATTGAGTCGCCTAGAGTAAAAAAACTTAAAGTGTTAAAAAGAATCAAACCTGAAAAAGGTAAAGTTATGATGTGTGATGGATTACATTTTCATAGCTTTGGGTTTTGTAAACACGATCAGCTAAGACGAATAGGAGTATTTACTTTTATATGAACTTAAAAAATTATTATTGGTATTTTACATCTGCATTGCCACCTAAATTATGTGATGACATAATTAAATATTCATTATCTAAATCTGAGTCTATGGCAAGAACAGGTGGTTATGACAAAGAAAAATTATCTAAAGATGAAATATTTAATATGCAAAGAAAAAGAAAATCAGATTTAGTATGGTTGGATGAAACCTGGATATATAAAGAATTACATCCGTATATTAAAGCTGCTAATGAAGAGGCTGGTTGGAATTTTGAATGGGATTTTAGTGAACAAATACAATTTACAAAATATAAACTTAATCAATATTACGATTGGCATTGTGACAGTTGGAATCAACCATACGAAAAAGGAAATACTAAAGGTAAAATAAGAAAAATTTCTATGACATGTCAACTAACAGATGGTTCAGAATATAGTGGTGGAGAGCTGGAATTTGATTTTAGAAATTATGAACCAAACATGAGAGATGAATCTATACATAGAGTGCAATGTAAAGAAATATTACCCAAAGGATCTATTATTGTATTTCCAAGTCATGTGTGGCACAGAGTAAAACCAGTAACTGCAGGGACAAGATATTCATTAGTTATGTGGAATCTTGGACAACCATGGAAGTAAACGAATATTTTAAAACACCAATATGCACAGAATACAAACCAGAGTTTGTAAAAAGTTTAAACAAAGCCTCTGATAAATATATTAAACAAGCTAAGGCTAGACAAAAAGACCATATAAAAAAACACGGTGATTTTGGAACATCTTATCATTCAACTCCTCTTACATTAGATAATGATTTTTTAGATCTAAGAAATTACATTGGTCAAAAATCGTGGGAGTTTTTAAACTGGCAAGGTTATGATATGTCAGAATACCAAACAATGTTTAGTGAAATGTGGGTGCAAGAGTTTGCTAAAAAAGGTGGTGGCAATCACTCTGCACATATACATTGGAATCAACATGTATCGGGTTTTTATTTTTTAAAAGCTAGTGATAAAACATCGTATCCTGTCTTTCATGAACCAAGAACAGGAGCTCGAGCTACTAAGTTAAAAGTAAAAAAACAATCGGATGTTACATACGGAACTGAATTAGTTCAGTTTAAAGTAAAACCAGGAGTATTAATAATGTTTCCAGGTTATTTAGAACATGAATTTACTGTGGATTATGGCATAGAACCTTTTAGATTTATACATTGGAACATACAAGCTGTGCCAAAAGGAATGGCAAAAAATGCTTAGTCATTCTTTTACATACACCATATTTCAAGATTATATTAAAGTAGATGCTGCAAGTAAAAAATTAATTAAAAAAATTAAACTTAAAGATGACGAAAAAATTCCAGGAATGAATCATACGTCTTTCTATGATATACATGAAAGTTTAGATAAGTTAGTAATTGAAAAATTAGATCCTATTTTAAAACATTTTAATTTAAAATTAAATCATTGTTGGGTTCAACGATATTTAAAATATGGTCATCATTCAATTCACACACATCACCCTAAACACAAATCATTTGTTTGGTTTATTGAAGGTGATAAAAATTCTTCTCCTATATCTTTTTATGATGTGGGTTATCCTTATGTAGATATAAACAAACCTAAAGATTTTGAATTTATACCAGGCACATTATTATTATTTCCTGGATATATGCCACATGAAGTAAGACCTAATAAAAATAATAACAGATTAATAGTGAGTGGAAACCTTGTTTAAAGAAATAAATATACCTAAAAAAACAGTTAAAGAGATTATATCTATATTACAAAAACATGACTATAAAAATATTAGTGACATTTCTCACACTAAAAATGGTTTTCAAACACCTAACATAGTAAGTATTTTTAATCAGGATATGTTAAAAAAAATATTACCTTTTGATAATTTTTACAAAAAAATATTTTGGATACACTATATTAGATATTATAAAAATGGATATCAAACAGAACATAATCATGAAAAAACAGAAAAGTATTCTTTTATATTATATTTAAATGACTCTGATGGGGACACTATTTTTAAAGAACCTGTAAACAAAAGAGTAACTCCTGAATTAGGTAAATTAATTTTTTTTGATTCCAATGTATTACATAGAGCAGAGATGTCTAACAAAGATAAACAAATTTTAGTAGGAGCTGTAGATGAAAAAGCACGAGTTTCCTAAAGATAGTTTTATTAGAGGGTGGTATATGCCAGAAGAAGTTTGTGATGGGATGATTAATTATTTTAACAAAAATAAACATTTAACTAATAAAGGAACTTGTTTAGACATGGGAAAAGAAACAGTTGATAATCAAAATAAAGAGTCAATAGATTTAGATGTACAATACGATAACTTTGAAAAAGGTGTTGGTGCATATAGATATTTTTTACAAGAAGCTTTAAATTTATATGTAAAAGAGTTTCCTGAAATAAATTGGCTCCCTAGATTTGATATAGAAAATTTTAATATTCAATGGTATCCCAAAAATGGTGGTTTTAAAAAATGGCATTATGAAAGAGGAGAACAAGCTAACATGTATAGAGTTTTAGTTTTTATGACATATTTAAATACTGTAGAAAATGGAGGGACTCATTTTAAATATCAAAACTTAACTACACCCGCAGTAAAAGGTTTGACTATAATTTGGCCACCAGACTGGACACATACTCACAAAGGTCAGATAGTTAATAAAGAAAAGATAATAGCTACAGGATGGTATAGGCTTATATGAAAATATATAAAAACATCTTAAAAGAAAAAGATAAGAAAAAAATTTTTAAATTTATTAAAGAAGAGGTAGAGGATTTAGGTGGAAGTTATCCTTGTTTACAAACACCAAATAATATGCACTTAAGATCTGAAATGAAACCTTTTGTAGAGTCAGTACAAAAATATATAAAACCATATCAAATACATAAATGTTGGGGTGTGTGTTCTGTAGGAAATATAATATGTTGGCACAATCATCCTGATTGTAAATATTCATTTGTTTATTATTTACATAACCCAACAGGGGATGGCACTATTTTTCTTGAATCTTCAGAATTTTATGATGTAATAAAACATACAAAAGGAGTAGAGAATAGTTTATTGCAGTTTAATAACTTACAGAAACACTCAATACCTCTTACTTCTAAAAAAATAAAAAGATATACAATAGCCTTTGACGTAATATGAGTTTTAAAAAAAATAAATACGCAGTTATTAAACAAGCAATATCAAAAGATTTAGCAGCTTTTATTGCAAATTATTTTTATATGCAAAAACAAGTTTATGATACCTGTATAAAAGCAAAATACATATCGCCTTTTGAAATTATGTTAGGAGACTATAGTGATACACAAATACCAAACACATATTCTCAATATGCCAACATTGCTATGGAAACTTTAATGTTAAAATGTCAGCCAGATATGGAAAAAGTAACAGGATTAAAATTATATCCAGCTTATACTTATGCTAGAATATATAAACCGGGCGATGAATTAAAAAGACATAAAGATAGATTTAGCTGTGAGATATCTACTACTATGAATCTTGGTGGTGACCCTTGGCCAATTTATTTAGAACCATCAGGAAAGACGGATAAAAAAGGTATTAAAGTAGATTTAAAACAAGGAGACATGTTAGTTTATAGAGGATGTGAATTAGAACATTGGAGAAAACCATTTACAGGTAATGAATGTGTTCAAGTTTTTTTACACTATAATAATATTAAAACACCGGGAGCTAAAAAAAATATATATGATAAACGTCCACATTTAGGACTGCCGCCTTGGTTTAGAAAATGATACCTTTTAACTTTCCTATCTTAAAAAATAAACTTAAAGAAAACTCTAAAATAAAGAAAGAATTATTAGAGTTAATAAATAAACAAAAATCAGGTTCTTTAAAACAAGATGATGATTATTTTACGGATAGCATTTCAAGAGTAGATTGGAACAGAAGACATGATACAGAAAGGGAGTGGGTTAAATTAGTAGGTCCTCATTTACAAAAACATTTTACAGAAGAAGTAAAAAAGATAGGTTTATCTAAAATACAAATTTTTGAGTTGTGGTTTCAACAATATGGTAAAGGAGATACACATGGTTGGCACGTTCATGGACATAACTTTACAGGTGTATATTATTTAGAGTTTGGAAAAAACTCTCCTAAGACTCAAATAGTAGAGCCTTTATCTTTAAAAATTATCGATATAGATGTAAAGCAAGGAGATGTTATTATATTTCCAAGTATGTTCATACACAGAGCACCTCCTTCTCAAACTAAAAAAAGAAAAACAATTATATCGTTTAATTTTAATGCAGACTATGTGCATGATAATTTCTTACAAATTTTAAGAGCATGAAGATTATAGATAATTTTCTTCCAGACAATGACTTTAAAAAAATACAAGAAACTTTTATGTCTGATAATTTTCCGTACTATTTTAATAATACGGTTGTTGATGAGAAAGATACTAAAAATTTTTACTTTGTTCATACTCTTTACGATCAAAATGTTGTTAATAGTGATTTTTTTAAAACAATAGATCCATTATTAAATAAATTAAATATTTTATTTTTAAGAAGGGCAAAGGTAAACTGCTATACAAGGAGTGAAAAAATAATAAAACACAGAGCTCACAAGGATTTGCCCATGTCACATGAAGGAGCTATCCTATCTCTTAACACTTGTAATGGTGGCACCTATGTGGGTAAAAAATTTATAAAGTCAGTGGCAAATCGTGTATTATTGTTTGATCCCTCTGTCTCTCACTCAAGCACTAATTGTACAAATCAACAAGCTAGGTTTAATATCAATATAAACTGGAGATAAAAAGAGACTATATTTTTATAATATTTGTTGTATAATCGTGCGCTATGCTACAGAAAATAGGATTTCAACCAGGTATTAACAAACAAATCACACCAACTCAAGCAGAAGGCCAGTGGATTGATTGTGATAATGTTAGATTTAGGTATGGTATTCCAGAAAAAATGGGAGGCTGGAGTCAATTAGGTAATTTAAATGAAAATGAATTAACTGGTGCTGGTAGAGGTCTTCATCATTTTGTTAATAGTTTAGGTAGAAGATATGCTATTATAGGCACGAATAGAATTTTATATGCATATTCAGGTGGTGTATTTTATGACATACATCCTATTAAATCTACAACAACACTTACAAGTGCATTTACCACGACCAATGGATCAACATCTGTTACAATAACTTTTTCTAGTGCTCATGGTATAAACCCACAAGATATTATTTTATTAGATAATTTTAGTAGTATTACTAATTCTAATTTTAGTGCATCAGACTTTGATAATAAAAAGTTTATGGTTACCACGGTGCCTACAACTGAAACAATAACTATTACAATGCCATCAGCAGAATCAGGATCTGGTGCAACCACATCAGGAGGCATTAGAGTTCAACATTATTATACGGTTGGATCCGCTGTGCAAGAAAAAGGTTTTGGTTGGGGTCTTAGTTCTTGGGGTGGTGAAGCGTCTAATGCTGTAACAACAACATTGAATGGTGCAATTAATGATTCAACAACTACAATTGTATTAACTGATGCATCTCAGTTTCCTAGCTCTGGAACTAGTTTTATAAAAATAGGCACAGAGGAAATATCTTACACGGGTATCACAGGCAACACATTGACAGGTGTAACAAGAGAGGTTAGAAATACAAGTAAAGCAGCGCACAGCGATGGGGCGACCATAACAAACACAACAGATTTTATTGCTTGGGGTGAAGCTGCATCAGGAGACTTAGTACTAGAACCTGGTATGTGGTCATTAGATAATTTTGGTGATAAAGCAATTTGTTTAATTCATGATGGTGCTGTTTTTTCTTGGGACTCTTCTTTATCAGCAGCAACAGAAACAAGAGCAACAATTATATCTGGTGCACCGACTGCATCAAGACACATGGTTGTATCTACACCGGATCGTCACTTAGTATTTTTTGGAACTGAAACAACTATTGGCAATGCGGCAACACAAGATGACATGTTTATTAGATTTTCAGATCAAGAAGATATAAACACATATATACCAACAGCAACTAATACAGCTGGCACACAGAGACTGGCTGATGGATCACAGATTAGAGGAGCGATTAGAGGTCGTGATGCAATTTATGTTTGGACTGATACTGCATTGTTCACTCAACGTTTTGTTGGTCAACCATTTACATTTGCGTTTGCACAGGTTGGAACTAACTGTGGACTCACAGGACAAAATGCGTGTGTAGAAGTTGATGGTGCTGCATACTGGATGTCAGAAAATGGCTTCTTTAGATATGCTGGTAAATTAGAATCACTACCATGTTTAGTAGAAGATCACGTTTACAATGACATAAATATAGACTCTGGTAATCAAATGATATCTGCAGGTTTAAATAATTTGTTTGGTGAAGTTATATGGTTTTATCCATCAGCAACATCACAAGTTGTTAATAAAATGGTTGCTTATAATTATTTTGACTCATCACCAAAAAGACCTGTATGGACGGTAGGTACACTTGCTAGAACAATGTGGAAAGATTCTGCAGTATTTGGAACTCCACATGCTTTAGAATATGATGCAGCCACTGATACATCTTTTGATGTCGTAGGAAATACAGAGGGTAGAACAAGTTACTATGAACATGAAACAGGAGTTGATCAAAACAGAAATGGAACAATAACAGCAATTACTGCAAACATATCATCTGGAGATTATGATATTAGTCAAAGAGTGCAAAGAGGTCAAACTACAGGATCTGCAGACCTTAGAGGAGATGGTGAATTTATAATGAAGATAAGAAGATTCATACCTGATTTTATATCTCAAACAGGATCTACTAGAATTACATTAAATTTAAGAGACTTTCCAAACGATACTCAAGCAAGCTCATCATTAGGCCCATTTGATATAACTTCAGGAACTAAAAAAATAGATACTCGAGCTAGAGCAAGAGCAGTATCATTAAAAGTAGAAAATACCGGTGCTAGTCAAAGTTGGAAATTAGGGACATTTAGATTAGATATACAACCAGATGGACGTAGGTAATGGCAAAGATAGTACAGGTATTAACAAGACCAAGTGAACAATACGATTTGCCTACAGCGGAGGCGCAAGTTAGAGATCTTGATGCAATTGTAGAAAAATTAAACTCTACATATCAAGAGGAATTAAAACAGGAAATAGAAGCGTTTAACTTCTTTATTAATTAATGGCTAATAGTTTTATAAATAAAAAAGTAGATTTAACTACAACAAATTTAACTACATTATATACGGTGCCATCAGCTAAAACAGCTGTGGTTAAATCTATATTAGTATCAGATGACTCTGGATCAGGGACCACAATAACGGTTACACTAGTAGATTCTAGTGGTGCTGTATTTAGTTTGTTTAAAACTAAAACTATATCGGGTAATGCTACAACAGAACTTTTAACTCAACCTCTTGTGATGGAAGAGAGCGAGATACTTAAAGTACAAGCTGGTGACGCGAATGAGCTGCACGTCATAGCTTCAATATTAGAAATACAGCCAAGAGAGGTAACAACATAATGGAAATATTAAAACCAGCAAAAGTAGAAACAACTTACAGACATAAGCAAACAGGAGAACTTTTTAAGGAAAGAAAAGACTGGGAAGCTAAAGGTTACAAACAAGAGGATATGGCTCAAGACGTAAATGTCATTATGCCTAGCCTTGATTTATTAGGAAAAACAAAATAAGATAGAACGATGGCCATAACAAACGCGCAACAATTCAAACAGCTTGTAAACCCACCAATGGAGGGTAAGAAAAGACCTGGGTATCGTGGTGAAGCTGCAGCTGCTTCTGATAGAGATGCAGGTAGAGATGCAGGTAGAGACACGAGCGATGCCGGAACTGGGAATGTTGGTGGTGATTTTGATAGCGCATCTTTTCAAGATGCTGTTACACGTGGAATAAATGATAAAAGAATGAGAGAAGCTCTAGAAAAACAAAGAAAAAGAGCTATAGCAGAAATATCACCTAGTACAAGATTTGGTAATAGATTTCTTTCTGGTATAATAAGTTCAGTTATCCCCTTTGGTGGTTTAGCATTTAATAAACTAGTCGATCAAAAAGCAATGGGTTATGGTTCAACAAAATCTAATATTACTATTGATGATGATGACAATGGAGATGGAGGAAATGGACAAGATAACAGAGGTATGATGATGGCGCAAAGATTTACACCTTTTCAACAAGATGTAATTGAAGATGAATTAAGCCCTGTTCAATTGGCAATACAACAAAGAAATTTATTAGGTGGACCAAGATCCTTTGCTGCTGTAGGTGGGATCATGGATCTTGAAACAAATAGACAAATGTATGGTTTAGGTAAACTTGTTAAAAAAATTACACGTAGTGTTAAAAAAATAGCTAAGTCACCAATAGGTAAAGCTGCGTTAGTGGGGGCTGGTGCATTTAAATTAGGTGGTGGTAGTTTTCAAGATCTCATGAGAACTAAAAGTTTAGCTGAGAGTGGTTTTAGCTTTAGTAAGTTCCCAGGAGCTAGTTTTTTGTCTGATATGGAAGGTAAAGATCAACTCGCTTTAGCTGCATCAGCAGGATTAGTAGCAGCACCTTTTTTATTTGGTGAAGATGATACGGAAGATGAATACCAACAATTTTTAAAAAACAGAGGTGGATTGGGTCGGCCACTAGATATACAAGGAATTAGAAACGAGCCTTATAATTTCTTAGCCAGACCTTTTAAAGCTGAGGGTGGTATAATGAGAGTGGGTTATAAAGAAGGAGATTTAACAAAAGATCCTAACTACAAGGGTTGGAAAAAAATGTATGAAGCAAACCCAGATGTAGCAGCTATGAATGAAAAACATAAAGAATATTTAAATTTTTATGAGAGAGATAAAAATAAACAAGCTGAAGGTTCTAAAGAACCGGTAGCTAAAAAAACTATGCCACTATTAGATATGGGTGGTAAAGAAATGGATTTAAGAGCTGAAGGTGGCTTTGTGCCTATAGGTAGAATGGAAAAAGCAGATGATGTTCCTGCAAGATTATCAAAGAATGAGTTTGTATTTACAGCAGATGCTGTAAGAAATGCAGGTGATGGAAATGTAGACAAAGGTGCAGAAGTCATGTATAACATGATGAAGAACCTCGAATCCGGGGGTGACGTATCTGAAGAATCGCAAGGATTAGAAGGCGCACGTAAAATGTTTCAAACATCACAGAGACTAGGAGAAGTGTTATAATGGCTATTACAGAAACAAGGCAATTACCACCACAATTTATTGAAGATCTAGGAACAGATTTAGCAACACAAATAGTTGCACAATCTGGTGTTCCTGTAGTTGCACCTGGAGCAGCCGGAATTACACAATTAGCAGGAGAGTCAGCTGCAGATTTTGCGGCAAGACAAGAAGCAGGAAGAAGATTTGATGTAAGACAACAAAGTCTAGCAGGGCTTGCACCAGGAGTTGCAGCTCAAGATAGATTACAACGACAAGCACAGACTGTTGCAGAAGCAGGCATAGGTTCTTTTCAACCATTTTTACAAAGAGCACAAACAGCAGCAGATGCAGCAACTACACAATTAGGTGCAGCTGGCACAACATTAGGAGCCATTCCTACTGGAGCACCAACCACACAACAAATAGAACAGTTTATGTCACCGTTTCAGTCACAAGTTATTGACGCTACGTTAGCAGAATTTGATCGTAACAGAGCTATACAAGAACAAGGTATACGAGATCAACAAGCAAGTTTGGGTGTGCTCGGCGCTGGTCGAGCGGGCGTACAACTCGCCGAGTTTGGTACGGGGGCGGCAAGAGAACGTGCATTATTACAAGCAGGGCTCTTGCAACAAGGTTTTGGTCAGGCACAAGCCGCAAGACAACAAGATATAGCAAATAGATTTGGTTTAGGACAAGCTCAAGCAGGACTAGCATCAGCACAACAAGGTTTAGGTAGCTTCCAAGCAGGACTAGGAGCACAACAACAAGCATTTACAGGTAGAGACGTATCACAACTTGGAACATTGGGCGCAATAAACCAAGCACAAGCGCAAGCTAGACTTGATGCAGAGAGAGAAGCAGCAAGACAAGCAGCATTTTTACCACAACAACAGTTAGATAGGTTTGCAGGTCAGGTAACAGGATTAATGGGTGGATACCCTGGAGGAACTCAACAATCATTTGTACCTAACCCAACACCGCTACAAACAGCTCTTGGTATAGGTTCAACTTTAGCAGGACTATACTTAGGAAGAAATAACTAATGAATCGAATATTAAGAAGACCAATGTTTAGAATAGGTGGCTCTGCAGGAACAGGTATTACATCAGGGCTAGATAGAAAACCATTTCAAAAAGGAACTGATCCGTACGATAGAGCTTTATCAACAACAGAAAGAGCTATGAAAGATCTTGAAAAATTTAGAGGTACAAAATCAAGTTTAACACCAGGAAGTTTACCTGGTTTTTTAACACAGTTTGGTTTAAACCTTGCATCTGCAACACCAACAGGAACTGGTTTTGGTGGATTAGCAGCCACAGCTGCTAAAGCTGCACAAGATCCTTTTCAAACATTTCAAGCAGCAAAATTAGCTGAGAGAGAAGATAGAGCAGACAGAGCAGAAGATATATTTACTGGAGCATTAGCTTCTGAGTATGATATTTTAGAAGCAGAAAAAAAAGGAGCAAGTGACGCTAGAAAAACACCAGAAGTAGAAGCTGAACTTATAAGACAAGCACAACAAAATATTTTTGATGCCAGAGATATTCTTAAAAAGGAAGGCTTAACTGGAAAAGAAAAAATTGCAGCTGAAAGAAAAATTGTATTAAATCAAAATGTTTTACAAAAAGAATTAGGCGTACCAGCAGAATATCAAGCTATTATTAACAGTGAAGAATTATTTAATAGTTATAAAAATTCTTATGTAGAAACAGAAAATAATAAAAGAATTAAAGAATACAAAGATAAAAATCCTGATGCTACTGCAGAACAAATAGCAGCTAATGTTACTTTAATAAATGTAGACTCACCAGAGGCAGCAGATTTTACAATAGATAAATTAAACGAAAGATATGGTTATGCCACTGGAGGTAGAGTTGGATTAAAATTTGGATCAGAACCAATGATGCCAGAAGTTGCTGAAGCTCCTAAAGATGAAGTTCAAGATTTATCTTACACACAACTTAGATCAAGATTACCGCAAGAAATATCAAATGATATTGTGCAATTATTAGCTAACAGCAAACAAGCTTTATTAGACTTTGCAAACATACAAACTCCAGAAGACATAGCTAGTTTTAATCAACAATACGAAGTAAATTTGACATTACCAACGGGGGCGTAAATGGAACCCTTTAAGGACAAACGAACAATTTTAGATACAGAGCAAGTAAAAGATACTTTATCCTCAGCTCTTAAAAAACCACTAACAGTTAAAAAAAAACCTGTAAAATTTACATGGGAGGGCGCAGCTAATTTTTTAGCAACTGCTAGTAATACACCATTAAGAAATTATCAAATATCTACGTTGATGGATAAGTCCTTACCACGAATCACGGATCTTGCATCAGGTAGAGATAAACCAAAAGAAAAAGATTATATAGATTTTTTTGAAGATATGGAAAAATCTGTGTTTGGTGCTGCACAAAATATAGGTTATTCAATTGGTGATCTTTTAACAACAGGAACAGATCTTGCTTTGGATACAAATCTTACAGAACAATTAGACAAAGCATATGAAGAAAATAAAATAGCTGAACCAGAAACTTTACTAGGAACTGTAAATAAAGTTCTTATTGAATATGGTGTACCAGGTGGTGCTGTGTTCAAAGTAATGAATAGAGCTAAAAAATTATTTAAAAGTAAAAAAATTAACGACGCTAATAAAGTTGCAGCTGTAACAGGTGCAGGAACAAAAATAGTAAATACGGCAAAAAGAGTCGGTTATATGTCAACAGCTTTTGCAGCCACAGATTTTATCACATCGGGAGCAAGATCTAAAACACAAGATCCCATTCTTATGGATGTTGAAAAAGAAGAGGGATTAGAGGGTAGAGATTTAGCACTTGCAAGGTTTAGAAATAAATTAAGATTTGGTGCAGAGGGAGCTTTAATAGGTGGGGGTTTTGCACTTATGGGTGGACCATTAGCAAGAATTGCAACCATTGGTGCAAAATATGGATTAATGAAACCTGCTGGTTACGCATTAAAAGGAGTTGATACATTAGTTGTTAGACCCGTAACTTATCTTGCAGCAAATATACCAGGGTCTGAAACAGCTGGTAGAGCCATAAGAAATGCAAGTTCATATGCAATAGATAAAGGTTTATCAACAGTAATTACTGGTAATCCTACAAAACAATTACCAGAGTTTAGTAAATGGAGATTGTTTTCTGTGGAAAGTAGCAATCCATTACAAAAAAAATTAAAAAAAATAGATAATTTTTTATCAGGATTTAGATCTGTAGGTAAATATACAGGACTTGGTTTTCAACTGTCATCAGATGCTAAACGATTTATAAAAGGTAGAGCAAGAACAATAGAAAAATACTTAGAGTCTATTGAAAAGAAATCATATGATTTAGCAAAATCTTTTGAAGGACAATACAATACATTAACGACATCACCAGCTAGTAAAGATTATTATCTAGATCAAGTGCTTTCGTATTTAAAAGGTCAAGCTAAACTAACAGAGCTACCAAAAATATTACAAGGATCTGCGCAAAACTTACAAAAAGAAATAATAAAAACAAAAGATGTGTTTGGTAATTTATTACCAGAGGGAGATCTTAAAAAATTTATACTTAATAATTTAAAAACATATATGCGTAAATCTTTTTCTGTTTTTACTAATCCAGAGTACATGCCAGATGAAAAGATAAGACAAGGAGCAGCTAAATGGATTTTAGAAAATGTAGTAAAAAAAAATAAAGACTTACGTGAGTCTGCACTAACTTTAAAAACAAGTAAAATGACTAAAGCACAAGCAGAAGCTGCTTACGCTGATTCTTTAGTGCATAAGATATTAACAAACACAAAACAAGATGGAGTAGATCCATTAAAATTAATACAAAATGTTTCTAAAAATATATTAAGATCTGATAAATTAATTAAAACAGGAGAAGAATTACCTGATGCAATTAAAAAATTATTAGGTGAGGAAAACAATTTAAAATCAGCAGTGTTACAGACAACATCACACGCAATAACACAAGCTACTAATAAATTAACTTTAGATAAATTAGCTAAAACAGGTATTGATGAAGGTTGGTTATTTAAGTCAGAGGCTGATGCAATTGCTGCAAACTCCATGGATGCTGTAAAAATAGGAGAGATAACAAATCTTGGTATATTAAAAAGTGGTATATCAAAATTGTATGCAACAAAAGATATGGCCGCTGCACTAAAAGGAGCTCCAGGTAAGTTTGACGGATTATTACAAAGCTCTGCATACAGAAATATATTACAGTTTAAAGTAGCAACACAGTTTGGTAAAACTGTTCTTTCACCTGCAACACAAGTTAGAAACGTTACATCAGCAAGTATGTTTCCATTAGCAAATGGACATATAGGTGGCAGAGCATCTGTTACAGAATCTATTAAAATGGTTATGGATGATATATTTGGTGCTGGTAAAGTAATAGATGAAAAAAAATTTATAGATAATTTAGAAAACAAAATACGACTTGGTGTGATTGATGAAAATATTGTAGCATCAGAATTACAGGCAGTGTTAAAAGATATACGTGCAGGAGCCAAAGTAAAAAATCTAGATAGTTTATTAGCACGATTAGCAGAATCACGAATGATTAAAACAGCAACAAGAATATATGCTGGAGGTGATAACTTGTGGAAGTGGTATGGTCACGAGTATGTAAAGTCACAAATGAGATCTATGTATAGAAATGTAGATGACATTGCAAAATGGACACGAGAAATAACAGGTAGAAAGTTTGACAAAGTAAATACATTTACTGGTAAAGTAAAAACATTTGATGAAGCAATAGACGAAGCTGCTGCATGGCAGATAAGAAATACATATCCTACGTATAGTAAAGTCCCTGAAGTAATTAAAAATTTAAGAAAGCTACCGTTTGGTAATTTCGTATCGTTCCCTGCAGAAATGATTAGAACAACACACAATATTGTATCTATTGGTTTAAAAGAGGCTACATCTTCAAACGCACAATTAAGACAACAAGGATATAGAAGACTGTTAGGTGCTTTTGTTACATTAGGTGGTGCAGAAAAAGGTGTATCAACACTAGCTCAAAATTTAACGGGAACAACCACGGATCAAATAGAAGCATATAAAAGAAGTTTATCAGCGCCGTGGGATTCAAGAGCGGCTATCTTACCTGTTAACACGTGGAAAGATGGAAAAGGTAAAGCAATTAATTTTTCATATTTTAGTCCTTACGATGTTATTACACAACCAGTAAGAGCTGCATTAAAAACTTTAGAAGAAGGTAAACTAAAACAAAAAGATGCAGATGTTGTTGCATTTAATTTATTTTTAGGAGCTGATGGGCCTGTAAGAAAATTATTAGATCCATTTGTATCTGAGTCGATTGCACTTGAAAGGGTATCAGATGTAATACCAAGTGGATTAATAGTTGGAGGTAGAGGTGGTGTAACTAAAACAGGTAAAGTGGTTTATTCTGAAACTGATGACGGACCAACCGCATTTATGAAAAGTTTAGTGCATATCATAGAAGGTGTTCAACCAACTGCAATTACAACTGGCGAAAAAATAATAGCCGGTGTAGAAAAAGATATCAAACGAGGTGGACAACCCGTGTCTTTACAAGACGAATTACTTGCACTGTTTTCTGGTGTTAGAATTATTAATGTTGATGTGCCAAAGGCAATGCAATTTAAAGTTACAGATTATAACAAAAAATTTAGATCTGTAACAAAAGCAGAAAAGTTTTTTAGTTTAGAGGATTTTCAAAATAGGGGACCACTTAAAATAGCTGATGAATTTAAAAATATACAAGATGAAACATTCAGAGTTAATCAAGATTTTTATTTTATATTACAGGATGCAATGACAACAGGTGTTAAAGAGATAGATCTTTTAAAAATATTAAGAGGTAGAAACATTTCATATAGTAAAGCTAAAAAATTAATAAAAGGTAAAAATATACCATACACAGCATATGAAGAACGTATGAAAAAAAGAGTTAAAGAAGCAGAAAAAATAGCAAAAGATAGAGGAGAAAAAATAAACAAAGAGTATTTTTATCCTAAAAGATTATTTAGAAACATATTAAAAGAATTTAAAAACAAAGATTTAAGTGTAAAAGAAGATGCACGATTAAATGAAATAGACAAAATATTAAAGTTACAAAGTGATAAAGTAAGTTCACTACCACAACCAGTTGAAAACAGAGCATTTGCTGAAATACAAACACCACCACTACCTAATACACCGCAGCCAAGAGTAAGAACAACGCAACAAATTAATCCACAAACTAACTTGACACGTACACAGACTGCCCTATTATCACCGGAAGAGCAAGTTATTGCTAGTAGGAGAACATAATGGCGAGAAAATCGGCACTACAAAAGATTGAATCACATGAAAAGCTTTGCAGGATAATGCAAAAGCAGACGTTTGAACAAATAAAAGAAATGCAAGAACGTATTAAAAGATTAGAATATTGGATAGTCGGAGGTATGGGGGCTGTCCTTATAACTTTATTAACTGACATAGCATGAATTTAACACGTAATTTCACTCTCTCAGAGATGATTAAATCAGACACCGCGATACGTAAGGGTATCAACAACAACCCTAACGCAGAGCAGATAGAAAAATTAAAAGCATTGTGTGAAAATATTCTTCAGCCGGTGCGTGACCATTTTGGCAGGGTGAAGATAACGAGCGGGTTCCGTAGCGTAGAATTATGTGAAGCTATTGGTAGCTCTGCCAGATCACAGCACGCGCGTGCAGAAGCCGCCGACTTCGAAGTTGTAGGCGTGGACAACGCTGAATTATTTGATTGGATAAAATTCAACCTCACGCCAGACCAGCTTATCCTCGAGTTCTACACTCCGGGTGAACCCAACAGCGGATGGATTCACGCAAGTTGGATAGAGGGGACGCCAAGAGCATCATTTTTACATGCGTATAGATCAGAGGGTAAAACAAAATACGCACCTATATTAGGCAAAGCTACCGAGTTAATTTAAAATCAAAAGATATAATTCGTTTTTTAAAAGAAAGAAAATTTACTTCACTATAGTGAAGTATAAACTTAGGAGCTATTACTATATCGCCAGGTTTTACTTTAGGTGTATACAATAAAGTTTTATCTTTTTCATTATTCCACGGCTGTATATATGTTGTCTTCGGTGATTGTTTTTGAAGATCCAAATAAAGAATACCTGCATATCCTATTGAACCATGATTATGTGGAAGATGAAAATCACCTTTATCATAAGTTACAGACCAACTACTATTAAGAGTTATATTACCACCAAAGTGTTTACCTATGTTAATAAACTCTTCTTTAAATGTAGAGGCTAATGACAAAGATAATTTATTATTATCTCTATTACTAAAAAAATTTCTAAATCTTTTTTCTGGATATTTTTTAAGTTCCTCAACAATTAATTTTTTTTTCTTGGCAAAATTTTTTGTTTTTATTGTTATAAATTCTATTTTAAATGGTGTGCTTATATCCATGCTCTTAACTCCTCTCCTAATACTTCTGAAGCAATATTAATTTTTTTACGAAGTGATTCTTGTATTTTTTCATCGACAGTATCTTCTGCAATAATATCTATGTAAGTTACGTTTTTCTTTTGCCCAATACGGTGTGCTCTGTCCTCTGACTGTAAACGCTTCTCAAGGTCATATCCGTTAGAATAGTAGATTACGGTGTTTGCAGCTGTCAAAGTTATCCCATAGCCGCCCGTAGACGGCGTTCCTACCATGAACCGGCACTTAGGGTCATGTTGAAATTTACGTATGTTATCTTGTCGTTCTTCTTGTGGTGTGAGTCCATAATAACTGACCACGGACCCTGGACCATAAACTTTTTCTATTTCGTCTACAATATTTTGTATATCTTTTTGCCAATGTCCCCAGATAATTGCTTTGTCCTCTGTCTCATCTAATACATTCATTAACTCTGTGATTCTATTACTTTTTATTTCTTGTGTTGTGCCATCGTCAGCAACAAAGTGACCACACGTTATTTGTTGCAATCTCATAAGTTGAGTGATCACAGTCATGGTGGATGTAACTTTACCATTTAATACAGCTATCGCAGCTTTCTTCATTTGATCGTAAACTTTTTGTTGTTCTTTACTTAATTGTATATGTCTTTTAATCCAGTTCTTAGGTGGTAAATCTAAACAATCTTCTTTTAAAACCCTGTATGAAAAACCTTGTAGACTTTCCGATAACTCCGCTAAATTTTTAAACTCATCAATAACTTGTATCGATCTACCACGAAGGTGCATAGTTTTCATTTCTGCATATCTATTACGAAAAGCATAATAAGAAGTAAAATCTAATAGATAAGGATTTAAAAATTCACATTGTGTATATAAATCTAAAGGATTTTTTGTAACGGGTGACCCTGTCATTATTCTTTTATATTTTGCGTGCTTTCCAAGATCAATAATACTTTTAGTTCTTTTTGCTGTAGGTGTTTTAATAGTAGTAGACTCATCAATAGCCATTAATGTTTTGTGTGAATTTATAAATTTAGATGCAAACTTAACACCTTTTTCTGTACTAAACGCTTCGACATTCATAACCAAAATATGTAAAGCTGTTTCTATTTCAAACAAAGATTCTAATTTTTCTTGTTGTGTTTTAGTAATATTTGGTTGCCATAATACCGTCACATTCTCAATATGTTTTACTAAATGAGTAGGAAGTTCTTGCTCGTACCAGGTTTTTACAACACCTTTCGGAGCTATAATTAATGCACCATCAATCTTACCTTTGTCATAAAGCATAGACATGTTATCAATTAACACTTTTGTTTTACCCGTACCCATTTCCATAAAGTACGCGTACGTTTCTTTATTCCATGACTTTTCTAAAGCAGTCAACTGATGCTTGTATGGTTTTGT